AGCCTGAACCAGTAGCGCCGCCTGCACCACCAGCCCCAGCCGTTGAGTTGGATGACGACGACGAGATGGAGCCGTGGGAAATGTATCGCAACGATCTTCGCTACGACAACAACGATGACGGCAAGGTTGACGAAGACGACTTTCCGAATTGGCGTAATCCGGGGCAGTAATGGCTGATAACCTATCGACCGTTGAACTGATCGGTCAACTCTGGCCCGTCGTTCTCGCCTTCATCTCGCTTACAATCATCCTCGCCAAGATGGATGTGCGGTTGGGCGTGACGGAAGAGAAGATCAAGACGCTGTTTGAATTGTGGAATAAGGGGCAGGACAAGTGAGCCTGATTGAACTGCAAAAGAAGATCGGCGTTACGCCTGACGGAGCGTTTGGTCCCGGCACACTTAAAGCCGCGATGAGATATTATAAGCTGACACCACGCCGCGCTGCACACTTCTTTGCCCAGTGCGCTCACGAAAGCGGCAACTTTAGGGCTTTTTCGGAGAACCTGAATTATGGCGCAAAAGGGCTTCGCGGTATTTTTAGAAAATATTTCCCTACTGATGCAATGGCTAGGGCGTATGAACGACAGCCAAAAAAGATTGCTAATCGGGTATATGCAAGCCGCATGGGCAATGGTGACGAAGTGTCGGGCGAAGGTTTCGCATACAAAGGACGAGGGGCCTTGCAATTAACTGGCAAGGCTAACTACCAAGCGTTTGCAAATTATATCAATCGTCCTGACATCATGACGAACCCTGATCTGGTAGCAACCGAACTGGCTTTTGAAAGCGCATTGTGGTTCTTCGACAAGAACAAGCTGTGGGCCATTTGCGACCAAGGCGTAAACGACGCCGCCATCCTTGCACTAACTAAGCGCATCAATGGTGGGACGCATGGCCTCGATGACCGCAAGGCCAAGACAAAGAAGTTCTACTCTTGGTTCTCATGAAAGGGTGTTTGGCAAATGCTCCCGTTTAATCCGATCATGGGCTATGTGGCGGCAGGCGCTCTTGTTATTGGCCTCGCAGCCGGATGGAAAGTCAAGGATTGGCAATGTGATGCTGCGTATTCCAAAGCTCTGGAAAAAGCTGAAAATCAACGCCAGCAGATGCAAGGAAAGATAGATGAGGTTTCTTCGCTTTACCAAGAACAGCAAGATAAAGCCGATGTGGTGGTCGCCGGAGAGCGAGAAACAATCCGCGAGATATATAAAACTTTGCCTGCTGTCCCTGCTGATTGCATTCCTGATCCTCGTGTTGTCGGGCTGCTCGAAGGCGGTGTCAATCGTGCCAATGCCGCTGCCTCCAGCGAACCTAGCAAGTAACTGTCCACCTCTTCCAAATCCGCCTTCCACACTCACCGATCCTGAACGCGCTATCTGGGAAGTAGAAATAATTGCCAAGTATGGTGATTGTGCGCTAAGGCACAAAATGACTGTTGATGCTTGGACGCAGGCCGCTAAGTCAAAGTGAGGGAGATAGGCGATGCCTAACATCATAGTTAGCGACGAAGAATTTGTTAAAATGTGGCAAGAGGCAGACGGCAGCCCGCGCCGAATGCACGAAATGACAGGTATAACCGAGCGGAATATCTACGCCCGTCGTCACGCTCTTGCTGGCCGTGGCATTATCCTAAAAAGCATTCCACGAGGAACCGCTAAAGGCAATTGGTCAAAAGATAATGTTGGCCGTTCGTATAAGGGCCAAAACAATCTGAGCGTCCACAATGGAAACGTTATTGTGTTCTCAGATGCCCACTGGTGGCCGGATCACCAGCGCACGGTTGCAAATGAAGCCCTTCATATTCTCATTAAAGACCTAAAGCCAGTTGCTGTCGTTGCTAATGGTGACTTGTTTGATGGCGCTAGGGTGTCACGCCACGCACCAATTGGCTGGGCTGATTTACCATCTGTTCGCGGTGAGCTTGAGATTTGCCAAGAACGCATGGCTGACATTGAGATGATTATCCCCAAAGGCTGTCAGACGTTCTGGAATGTCGGGAACCATGATGCCCGCTTTGACCGTGCGCTGATTACGAACGCTCCAGAATATGAAGGCGTTGTTGAGCGTTTAGAAGATAAGTTTGACCGCTGGGATTTTGCTTGGTCGCTGACAGTCAACGATGATGTTATGATTAAGCATCGTTATCACAACGGCATCCACGCTGCGTATAACAACGCTCTCAAGTCTGGGAAGACAATCGTTACTGGACACCTTCATCGCCTCGCTGTGACGCCCTGGGCGGACTATAATGGCCGTCGCTGGGGTGTGGATACTGGAACGCTTGCCAATCCTCACGGACCGCAGTTTGATTACGCTGAGAATAACCCGTCACCGCATACATCTGGCTTTGCAGTCCTAACTTTCAAGGATGGGATGCTGCTTCCACCAGAGCTTTGCGAGGTGATTGATGACAAGGCGTATTTCCGGGGCCAATGTGTATACGACGGAGCAAGTGAAGATGACCATCTCAGCGATTGAGTTTCTTGAACGTGCCGCCGACCTGATGCTCGAAAGGGCTAAGGAATACGACAGCGAAGATGGCGAACGGAGCATGAGATCAACGGTTGCGGCGTTCAACGTCCTGACCGGGAATATCCTCTCAGAGCAGGAAGGTTGGCTGTTTATGCTCCTTCTAAAGATTGCTCGACAGCATCAAACACCTGATTGGCATCAGGACAGTTCAGAGGATGCGATTGCTTATGCGGCCTTAATGGCAGAGGCATGGCAAAACGAAGAGGAAGATGATATAGAGATCATATTCAAGTTCACTCCTGACGATGATGAGTAGCTATGGCCCTAGTTCCACTGAATATTCCACCGGGTGTAGTCCGCAGCGGAACAGAGCTTCAGTCTTCTGGTCGCTGGTATGATGCAAACCTTGTCCGCTGGACAGAAGGCGCGATGGAGCCTGTTGGCGGCTGGGAGCGTCGTGGGAATGGAACGCTCACAGGCAAGTGCCGTGGCCTCCTAACATGGAAAACTAATAGCGGCGTTCGCTTCGCTGGCCTTGGAACGTCTTCAAAACTTTATGCGATGACGCAATCTAGCGTATTGGTTGATATTACTCCTACTAGTTTTACTGCGGGGTCTGACGATGCTTCTACAGGCGCTGGTTACGGGATTAGCACTTACAGCACTGGCTATTACGGCACACCTCGCCCTGACGCTGGTTCTGTAACACCTGCGACAACGTGGAGCCTTGATACTTGGGGCGAATATCTTGTCGGCTGCTCAACATCTGATGGCAAGCTATACGAATGGCAGCTTGATTTTGTAACGCCCACGAAAGCTGCTGTCATTACAAACGCGCCGACAAACTGCCAAGGGCTTCTCGTTACTGCTGAACGCTCTTTGTTCGCACTTGGTGCATCTGGTGATGGTCGTAAGGTGGCTTGGTCTGACCTTGAGAATAACACCATTTGGACTGCTGCATCCACGAACCTTGCTGGCAGCGTTATTCTCCAGACAACTGGCAAGATTGTGTGTGGCAAGCGCGTTCGTGGTCAGAACCTTATTCTTACAGACATTGACGCCCACACACTGACTTACGTTGGTCAGCCTTTTGTTTATCAGGCTGAAATTGCTGGTCGTGCTTGCGGAATTGTGTCTGCGAATGCTGTTGCGGTTCTTGATAACATGGCTGTGTGGATGGGGCAAAAAGGCTTCCACGTTTATGATGGTTATGTGAAGCCATTGCCGTGTGAGGTGTTTGATTTTGTTTTTAACAACATCAACATCAACCAAATCTCTAAGGTTTATGCGGTTAACAACGCGCAATACAACGAGGTGTGGTGGTTCTACCCGTCTGCAAACTCGAACGAAAACGACAGCTACGTTGCTTGGGATTACGTTGAGAACCACTGGACGATTGGCACGTTGGCTCGCACGGCTGGCACTGACCGCAGTGTGTTCCGTAACCCGATAATGATTGGCGCAAACGGCTATATCTACGACCACGAAGTTGGTTTGAACTACGATAGCTCTTCACCATATGCCGAGAGTGGCCCAGTGCAGATCGGCAACGGCGATAACATCATGTATATCAATGAATTGATACCTGATGAGCGCAATCAGGGTGGCGTTACGGCTACGTTTAAAACTCGCTACTATCCGAATAGCGATGAAAGCACATACGGTCCGTATAGTCTGACCAATCCGACATCGGTGAGGTTTAATGGCCGTCAGGTAAAGATGCGCGTTACAACGACAACCCCGGCAACTAGCTGGCGAGTTGGGACGCAGCGTCTGAATGCAATCGCTGGGGGCCGTAGGTGAGCATTAAACTACCGCCACCTCCAGGCACATATAACCCTGCGTATGAAGCGCAGCGGAACCGCCTATTAGAGCTTTATTCCAACACCCTTTATGAGAAGGGGCAGGATGTTGGCGTCTATCAGCCCGCAAAGCTGATTGTTTCTGATATGTCGTTTGTCACAGACGACACGCACACCCCGACAGAGGGCAGCGTTTCGTGGAACGCAGAAGATGCCACTTTAGATATTGGTATGGAATACGGAGTTGTTCAGCAAGTAGGTCTGGACACTTACGCCCGCGTTGAGAACATGACAGGCTCAACGATGGCAAAGGGAACTGTCGTTGGGTTCGCTGGTGTTGGCGCGAACAACGTGCTTTCCGTATCGAAATACCTTGCTGATGGCTCAACCCCTACGCTTTATATTCTTGGTGTGTTGGCGCATGAACTTCCCGACAGCGGTCAGGTTGGATACTGCCAGACTTGGGGGCATCTTAGAAACGTCAATACAAGCGCGTTTGCTGTTGGTGATATTCTATATGCATCTCCGACAACCGCTGGTGGATTGACCAAAGTAAAGCCAACCGCCGCAGATAATG